CGCCCATCATCATGTTGTCGGTATGGGCTACCTTGGTATCGCCGCGCCACAGCTCGACCTCACCGCTCTTGACGTGCGCGTTCAGCGCCGCTTCGCTGACAATATCCGGCTTGCCATCAAAGCGCTGGGCGTGCTGCAATTCCGCCAGCGCCCGGTCGCCGGCATGCTGGTCGAGCCTCCCGCGGGGATCAGCGGCACGCGCTGCCGAGAGCGTCCCCGCCGGGAACTGGTCCGGGTGCGTATATTGGGCGTGGACGGTGGGCGCGGAATGCAAGGGATACTTCCAGGTGGGATGCGCCAGCGCCGACTGCGCGTCCTTCAATTCGTTCCGTGCCGCCTCCCTCGCCTGGAATGCCGCACGGTGCGCGGTTTCGCCGGTCGCTGCACCGAGTTTGGCATCGGCTGCCGCCAGTGCCGCCTTCGCTGCGATGCGCGTTGGGTGCGCCTCAACGGCGGCTTCAAATGCTGCCTTGCCCTTCACGCCCGTGTTCCCAGCGGCGGTATCGCGTGCCGCCTTGTATGTGCCCTCTTTGCGCCACATCGTGAGTTTTGCTTTGTAGGCGACGCTCTCATCCTTCCAGGCCTGTCTTTGCGCTGCCTTGAAGTCCGGATGCTCCTTCATCATCCGTTCATGCCAGCCCACGCCCATACGACTCGTGTTAGTGTTCTTGAGATAGCGGGCTTGGAGTTCCTCTGCATGCGCCTTCGACGCCGCCGCTTTGGCAGCGGCTGTGGCGTGGACTGCCCGGGCATCCTCCATCGGCTGCTTCGCTGCCAGCATCTTCGCGTAGGCCTTTGGCGCTTTGCCGGCCAGGCCGTTGGCGTGTGCGCGTTGCTCGGCAACCAGGTCGCGGACTGCGCCGTGGGACTCGAACTCCTTCACGAATGCCTGGTGGCGCTCATTCGATAAGCGGTTAATCTCAGCGGCGTTATTCGTCCGCTTCTGCTCCGCCGCCTTCTCAGCGGCCTTGTATTCCCGCTCGGCCTTCGCAGCATGCGTTGTGGCGGTTTTGACGCGCAGTTCCGCCGCGGCTTTCAGTTCGTCGACCGTCGGCCCCTTCGGCTTGACGGCAACAACGGTCTTCGTCACGCCGGCGGCCTTGCCTGCTTTCGCCTTCGCCCCGGCCTTTGGGGCGACCTTGGCTTTCGGGGCAGCAGGCGCCTTCGTGCTCTTAGAGGCGCTGGCGGCTTTCGCGGCTTTGGGCGCCCCTCCGCCGCCTCCGCCTCCGCCTCCGCTCTTTGCAGCGCCCTTGCCTGCGCCTCCCGCTGCAGCCGCGCCGCCAGCCCCACCCGGCGCGAACTTCCCCGTCCGGTCGTGGTTGTGGTTGTACAGCAGCATGCCCCGCTCGTAGTCAGCGAACGTCTCAGTGCTGAACGTCTCGCCGCCGGTGCCTGCCATGAAGTTACGCGTCGCCTGCCCCCACAGCAGCACCGCTTCGAGCGATTGATACAGCAGGCTCTGTTGCTTGGGCGTGAGCTGATCCCACGCCGGCAGCGCCGCGAAGAAGTCGCCGCTGTCGCCCAGCAGGTCGGGCATCGGGGGCAAATCGCCGCGCCATTCGCCCCACGCCATCACTGTCGCCCGGTACAGATCCAGTGCCTGCTTCTGGCTATCCAGCAGTACCGATTGCGAGGGCACAGCATCGGGCAGCAGCGGCTCGCCCTCGGTCGCATTCACGCCAGCCGCCATTGCCTGATCCACGAAGCCTGCATAGGCAGTGGGGTCACTCTGGTAGATCGAGGCCAGCCCCTCATACAGCGCGTTCACCTGGGTGGCACTGCTCGGCGTCTCGAACGTGAGGCTGCACTTACACGCCGCCCCGCAGTCGGTATGCCCGTCGCCAGGCGTGGCATTCAGTTGATTGCCGCCCCCTGTCCACGGCGGGTCGTAGGGGCTGCCAGCAGCGTACAAAGGACATTGGGGGCAGTGGTCGGTCTTGACGACGCCTAGCACCCACCACAGCGCGCCGAAGGGATTGACAGGATCGGCCATCCCGCCATCAGCGGCGCCGTCATTGAGGCCGCTCCAGGTGATCTCGGCTTGCAGGTTGATGCGTGCGCCGAGGCTGTCTTCCCAGTCGACCATATCCGTCCAGTCGGCCAGCGTGACGGCATTAGCGGTCAACTGATGACGGTGCGCCGTGAGCGCCTCATGGGCCATCTTCGCGCAGCTCACCACGGCGTAATACGCCAGCCGCTGCCGGACGCGGTCGGTTGAGGGTGGCGGCATGGGATGCCCACGCTGCTTCAGCGAGACGCCGGCCCAGTAGTCACGGAGGCCCTCAGTGTGCGCCTCTTCGTAGGCACGGGCCAGCAGATCGTGGTGGCGATGGATGAAGGACGTAGCAGCGTGTTGCCGCTCACCATCGTCGCTGCCAGCCTTGCGTAGGTCGCTCACCAGCAGGCGCACCGAATGCGTGAGGCGGCGCACTGTCTGGGCGTGCAGTCGTGTGTAGTCGGCGTCGTCATGTGAGAGCCGCGGCACTGGTGGGGCTTGCTGCGCGACGAGAGGAGGCGCCATCGTGGTCATACGGGCACCTCGTCCGGCTGCGCACGCTTGATGAAGCGACCACGCGCATCCCGTTGCCTGCCCGTGGTGAACGTCAGTCCCCGCTCTACGACGTCGTAGCGCTCCAGCGCCTGCACACTCTCCGAGAGCAGCAGCGTGTAGTCTTCTGCGCTCTCGCTCATCGCCGCCGCGCCTGCCATGCCGTCAGCGCCGCCGCTCGTGTCACCCGCCTCCGTGCCCGTGCCACTCTGTGCCGTCTGCTGCTCGTTGCCGCCGCCCTGCTGCGCGTCCACGCCCTCACCCGTGCCAGTGACGTTCGTTGCCTCCACCATGCTCTTCGGTGCCAGCGGCGCACCCACCAGCTTCCTGACGAAGTCCTTCAGTTGCGGGTCAGCCTGCGTGGGATCGAGGTACTGCAGTACCGGCGTCAGTGCCGCCAGGTCCGCTTTCTTGAGGGGCTCACACGACAGATGCGGATACACGTCGACGCCGGTGAAGTTGTAGTCCACGAGTTCGCAGATCATGGGATTGATGACGCTCTCGATGAAGGTCGCCACCGCTTGCAGCGAATCCAGGAACGTCTCGACTTGCTGCTGCGCGAGGTTGTACGCGCCCGTCTCGGTGCTGCCCAGGTTGATGAAGGGTGCCAGCACCGCTCGCGCGATCTTCATGTCGTGGTGCTCGATGGCCCTGGCCGCTTCCGATTCGCCACGTTGATGGTTGGCGGGGAAGCGGATATCTTGCCCGGCGCGAATCACGACGCCCATCTGATCCGACACACGCATGTTCGTGAGTTGCGTCAGCAGATTGTCGGCCGCGCCGTCGTAGGTATCGTCGGGTGCCAGCACACCAATGGGCGGCAGCACCGCGCTGCGCTCCACCGTCAGCGCCTGAATCTTGTAGAGCTGATCGAGGTAAAACCAATGCTTATAGATCGGCCGGAAGATGCTCCAGCCATCGAAATTATCGCCCTCCTGGCGGTGCGTGAAGCGAATGAGCCGCGACGCGTGGATGTCCTCGAACTCCCAGCGGTAGTTGCGCCACACGCGCTGCTGGATGCCCACGAGCTTATTGTCGGGCCCCGTCCACCAGCGCCACACGCTGCGTGCCAGGAGCGGCTGCCATTGTGCCCAGCGCACGTAGCCGTCATCGTCGGAGATATCCCACCACTTGGCGAAGACGCTGAAACCCATCGGCATCATGAGGAGGATGTGCTGGAGGATCTGCTGCCAGGTCTGGATCTGCTCAATGCCCTCACTGGTGGTGTAGCGCATGCCCTCCATGAGCGCCGTCTGCACGAAGGACGCGAGCTGCACATCCTCGGGCTTATCGCTCGCTGGGGCAATGCTCCAGTGGGCACGTTCGAGGGGCAGGGTGACCATGCGCTCAGCGACCCACACCTGCGCATCGTTGCGGCGCATCTTCTCGTAGACGCCGATTGCGTCTCTCCAGTAGAAGTCGGCGTTGTACTCTTCTGACTGGACGATGCCAGCCATGATCGCCGTGCCTGACGCGCCCACCGGCTGCACGTTGGGCTTCTCTGGCTTGTCGGCGCTCCCCTCCATGTCAGGGTACTGGCGGCCATCCTGCGGCGTGAAGCCGGCGCCGCTGGTGACGTAGGAGCCCAGCGTAGGCGTTGAGCCGACGAACGCACCGCCACGCATGTTCTGCGCTTCCGCCAGGGCTACTGGGGAGCGCAGGTCACGCCGTCGGTTGTACGTCGTCCGCTTCATCGCCATCGCTGTTATCTCATGCTCCTCGAGCCGCTAGATGTAGACCACTGTCACGGTTGTCGCCGCCGCCGTGGTGACGAGAATGTTGGTCGTGTGCGGCGTGTCGAGCACATAGATGTCGCCGGCCGCCACAGCCGCCTTTGTCCAGAGAATGTTGGTCGTGTCGAGCAAGGTCACCGCGCCGGTGCCGCTCGTCACGATGATCTTTGCGCAGCGCCCCTGGCCGTTCTTCACGCTGAAGTTCGTCGACCCGCCTGGCACGAGCGCGTATTTACTGCCGCTACCGACCATGCCGGTCCCCGACAGGCCGTCAGCCACATGTGACGTCATTGTTCAAGCTCCTTTGGGGCGCATGTACGGGCCGCTCGGGCTCGTCTATGCGCCCTGGCCCGTCATGTCCTGCTCGTCTACCCAACACCAGGTATTAGGCTCGGGGGTGAGGCTGTGATGCGCCGAGGTAAGCCAACTGTATTGCCAGTTGTAGGCACCGACATCGTGTACGTCGTTCGACCCGTCGAGAAACGTGCGCAGGTTCACCATGTCAGGCCCCCACACGCGAACGACGATAGCCGGCCGCTCCACGATGCGATCGTCAACCTTGACACGGGCGATCACAATACTCCCCTTGACAAGATTCCGCGCCTGGCGATATGGCTCACTGTTCGCAGTCATGTTTGCTCCCTTTCTCTCATGGCGCTAAGCGGGCCGGGGTCGAGCCATAGCTAGAACTCCCTCCGCATGATGTTGATGCCACCGATCTCGGTGCGTAGGCTGTCCGGTGCACGCAAGCGGTCCATCTGTGAGTCGCTGATGCGTACGCCGCCTCCACCATGCACCAGTGGCCAGCACGAGAGCGCGAACGCGATCACAGCGTCGTCATGCATGCCTTCCGGCGCATTCATCGTGAGCGTGCCGGCCAGGGTGCGGCTGTACTCGTAACTCACGAGCTCGTTGACGAGCACCGGGATCTCAGGGAAGCGCACCTGCCGTTGCTCGATCAGGAGCACGGCGTTGTTGATGAGCGCGGCCTTCGTCGCATTCGTGAGCTTGTAGGGCAGCACATGCACGCCAGCCCGCAGGAGGTCGTCGTAGATGGGGTCGCCGACGCCGGTCGCGTCGAGCCACACGATGGCGTTATTCCAGTGCTTGGCGAGCTGCTCGATGCGCGCCTTCTGCAAGCCCCAGTCAGCCTTGTTGTAGCGATCGAAGGCGACGATGCGCTTCTCGGCCAGGTCCATCACCGCGCACACCGTGAAGTCCTGGTACTTCGCGAGGTCGACGCCGATGACGTAGCGCTGCGCCCAGTTCGGTGGCGCGCTTTCCAGCGCCCCGCCGATGCACTCACGCACGCCGCGGAACACACCGCCGGCGTCGTCGAGGAACTCAGCGAGGATCTCCTGACGGAAGACGCGCTCGGGCAGCGTGTCGAACATTTGCTCGATCTCCGGCCACGGCACGTGCGGGTTCTCGTAGGGGTGCGGCTGCCGCAGGAGGCGACCATCAGCGATCACGGCGCCGACGGTGGGGATCTGCCACGCCTTGGCGTCGGGGCGATCCTCAGCGCGTGTCCACTCCGTGTGAAACCAGTTGCGCCCCTTGGGGCTGCCGGTGAGCAGTGCTTGTCCGTTGGTGTCCATCAGCATGGGCCTGATGACCTGATACCAGGCGCGTTGGGGAATGTCGGCGGCCTCATCGAGCACAACACGCGCAGCCGTCAGACCACGCGCATTGTCGGGCTCGTCGAGGCTGACGAAATGCCCCTTGGCACGGCCAGAGAACTGCGGATCTCTGGGGAACAAGATCGTCATGCGGCTCTCGTTGAACTCAAAGTCAGCGATCTCGCTGCACGCAAACCGCATCTCATCCCAGCCGACACGTACCTGCTTGAAAGTCGGCGCGCCCCACAGGAAGTCGCCGCCCTGCTCCAGCGTCTGCTCGATGAGCCACGCCATGGCGAACGTTGTTTTGCGCCACCTGCGGCCGGCGGCGAGGAAATTGAAGCGGCGCATCTCTTGCCATACGCGCATCTGCCCAGGATGAGGAGCGGGTAGGATGAGTGCGGGCTTTTCGGCGGTCGGCGTGTTAGCAGGCATCGACGCTCACCGCCTCGCCATCAACGTCTGGCCCGACTTGCCGGCGCCAGTTGCGTCGATACTCGATGATGAGCCGTGTCTCGCCACTATGCTCCTGCTTGACCGTCTCGCGGTATTTCTCAGGCCGATGCGCCTTGAGCAGGAAGATGAGGAGGGTATCACTGTCCTTGCGCGCTCGCCGCCACGCCGCGCCTTCTAATTGGTCGCAGGCTTCTTCGACGGCCACGTTCCATTCAGCGGCGAAGTCGGCGTCATCCTCGCGCCACCGATAGACCGTTGGTCTGCTGATGCCAGCAGCTTTGCAAGCAGCAGAGATGTTCGCTTGCGTACGCAGCGATTTGAGGAACTTCGCGCGTTTTTCAGGTGTAACATTTGTCTCGTTAATCAGCCGTCCCATCGCGTGCCACCTCCTGCTCCTGTGCACGGAGGAGAGCAACAGCGCTGCCAAGGGCAATGCCCATCTCGAGCAGTTGGCGCAGCCGAATGACGCAAGCCACGTCGCGTTGTGAATAGAGCGGGTGGCAAGTACCATCATAGCGAGACGGGGCGGGAACGCCATAACGTAGTTCCCATGCCCTCAATGTTGACGCGTGCACGCCGGTGCGCTGGACAACGGCCTTGGTACTGAAGAGAGCATCGGCCCGGTCGCGCTTCACTTGCTCAAACAGCGCTAACAATGGGGCGATGCGCTGGCGTGGCGGGCCATATGCGGACTTTTCCCACTGACTAACGGCTTGATACGAGACGCCGACGTGCACTGCCACGTAACGCACAGTCAACCCTGCGGCGATCCGCATATCACGGACGGTTTGCCCATCTAATATCGGATGAGGCCGAGGGGCGCGCCGCCGATCTTCGACGGTGAGTTCAGCAGCACGGGCGCGCCCCGCCGATACTTGGTGCGCATGATTCGCGTTCCAAGCACGGCAACGCTCGGCCGAATGCTCTCGCGACTGGCTTACACTCACCATGGTTCCCCACGCTGCGTAGCGCTTCCCGAAATGAAGGCCGCTCGGGACCGCCTCCCCACACATCCGCCCCACACGTGCGCCTGCCGCGCAACTGCCCTTGCCTGCTTTGTGGTCATGCCGACAGGGCGCACGTCCCGAGCGTCACTGGCTAGTATATCTCATCAAGTGCGTCTGTGTAAAGTGCAAGCGGCAAGGGTGTGGGACGAATGGGCTAGTGGGCATCCTTGCGTGCATCGCGCCATTGGCTCAGGGCATCGAGGAGGGCGAGCGCCATGTCGGCGGGCATGTAGAGCTTTGCCGTGCGCAGGTTCGGCCAGTCCACCGTGATCTCAACCATCGGCAGATCATGACCGTCCCATGCCTCATCAGTCACACATGCGCCGTAGAGTCCACGTGCGCCGGTGTAGCGTGTAGGCATCATCTCGTCTCCTTGCGTCGCGGTTTCCGTGA